GATTAAGACGAATAAGCTCTTGTCCAGCTGAAGCAAGCGCAGTACCGGCTCCAGGAACGAAACCAAGAGCTACAGCAGATTTAGTAGCACGAAGAGCATCATCAATACGATCCTTCTTCTCTTTTACTTCAGTCTCTGTAGATGCACCTATATAAAGTACAGCGATCTTACCTTGCAGATTGGATAGACGTTCATTCGTCTTTTCAATAGCATACGCTTTTAGGGTGGGATCTTCAAGGATTCCTCTTACTTCTTGTATGCGGGCTTCGATTTCTTCAAGATTGCCTTTAGGCTGGATAATCGTAGTAGAGTCTTTAGTCGAGATAATCTTTTCCGAAGAGCCGAGATGAGAAGCTTTTAACTGCTCTAAACGATGACCTTCATTATCAGACATAAGAGTAGCACCAGTGAGGATAGCGAGATCTTTAAGCAGTTCCATTCTGCGTTCTCCGAATCCAGGCGCCTTGATAGCTGCGAGAGGAATATTAGCTCTTAGACGATTTACAATGAGAAGAGAAAGAGCTTGAGCTTCTACCTCGTCAGCAATTATAATGAGTGGTCTTTTCTGTGTATTTGCAATTTCAAGAGCAGGTATAAGCTCTTGTGGATTACGAATCTTCTTGTCCGTGATAAGAATAAATGGACGTTCGTAAGACATCTCCTGTTTTACATTATCTGTAAAGAAGTACGGAGATACTAAACCAGTATTGAAAGAAGTTCCTTCTACTGTCTGAACATACGTTCTATCAGTCTTAGAATCATCCACAGCTATAGTGCCATCTAAGCCTACGAATTCAAATCCTTGGTGAATTAACTCACCTATTGAAGTATCATTGTTAGCGGAGATAGTAGCGATTTGGCGAATGTTGTCGAGAGTTACAGGCTTAGAAGAAGCAAGTATATGCTCAAGAGCAAGTAGAGAGCAGTGTTCGTATCCTCTCTTGATGTCGATAGGAGATACCCCCTCGTTAATAAGCTTAACTCCATTATTGATGAGAGCTTGGGCAAATACTGTAGCCGTAGTTGTTCCGTCTCCAGCACGAGTAGCTGTCTTTTGAGCAGCTTGTTTAATGATATTAGCTCCTAATCTCTGGATAGGATGTTCAAGCACGATCTCTCTAGCTACAGTTACTCCGTCTTTTGTTACAGCTGGAGCACCATAAGTATCAATCACTACGTTACGACCTTTGGGTCCGAGAGTTACACCTACTGCGTTAGCCAGTATGTTTACTCCTTCTACTAATTGTGTTCTTGCGTCTGGTGAAAAAGTTACTGTTTTATTCATTATCTGTGATTTGTATTTTGTAATCTAGTAATCCTGGGCATTCCTTATTAACTGCTAAATTGTAGTCTTGTGCAATACACCAAAAAATATGAGAAGCGTGGTCGGATGAAAGTAGTCTGCCTCTAAAACCCTCTTCATATCTTTTAGACTCTAAACTATATATAGGAAATCCAAAAGAATCTCATTGATGTATCTGAATTAAAACATAAGATTGATTCTCCATTCGCCAAGGAAGAGGTGTCTTTTCAAACTTATACTTAGTCAGGAAGTCTTCTAATCCTACGAATCACTGCTCTTTTTCGTCTTTCCTGGCGTACATCTCTTGGTATGTCAAACCGTTGAAAGGATTTACCCAATCCTTTGGATCTTCTTTCTTCATTTTCTATTTCTTTTGATATCTCTTTAGAGATCTTAATAACTTCTCGCTTTACAACGTTTGGTCTATTATAGTAGGGAATATGACTCCTATTATTAGTGTCTCAGTTTATGCCCTCAACTAATCTTTCCGCTTCTTTAGCCCTATACTCAAATTTTCTAAAAGCTTCTTGAAGCTCTTTTATACGTCCTTCTAGTGTAGAAGCATAGGATCGCAGCTCATGCTTTGTTTTTAGCATGTCGAGTATGTAGCTCATTAGAAAGTTACATCGTAGTCTTTAACGTTAAATTTAGCTTGCAGCTTAGTAATAAGCTTTTGGATCTTTTGGTTAAACTCCTCTTTAGAGAGTGTAGTTTTGTTTTGAATAGTTATAGTTGCTTCCATAGCTGGTTGATACGTAGCCCACGAATAAACCGAGATTACTAGAAAAGATAATGAAGCAGAGATCATTAAATATTTAGAGTATATTGATGTAATTGTTAATCTGATCTGCTGTAGATAGATCTGTAGAGCCAGAGACTTTACCTCTTTGCGACCAGCCGGGCTGTTCTGCATTCTGAAGAGGGTTGTAAAAGTCTATATTCAGATTAGTAAGATAGTATAGAGTTTTCTCTAATCCCAGCTTAGGATCTATCATAGACATATCAAAGTGGAATACTCTACCTTTATCCTGCGCAATTAGCTTTTTCAGCTTGTGCATGATAATGAAGTAGAGATATTGGAAAGGCTTCATCCTATCCATCATAGATACTGAAGACGCATTCATAGAGTTATAAACTACTCCATGGTAACCGAGCTTAACACTAAAGGGATTATCTAAATCTCTAAACTGATGTTGTTTAGGACCCATATTGCAGTATATATCATGTGCAATTCTAACACCTTCCCATATTTCAGGAATCCAACCCCATTCAAGAGTGTACATGGTTCCTTCAATATCTTGCCATACTCTCTTAGAGACGGAGTTATTACCCTGCATCTCTCTAATAGTCTTAGCAGTTTCTGGAACTTCAAAGTCTTCAGATACGATATCTACCTCGTCATCTCCATACATATTCACGCTCTTTACAAAGCCTACCTTCTTCTGCGATCTCCATTCTACATGCTGAACTAACCAGTCTTCCATAGAGTAGGAAGAGTCAGAATAGCTGCCTTCATGAAGAGGCACGTTGAGATAGTTATTGTACCAGTAATCATCATGGAAATACTGCATATCAGGATTAATGGTATCAGATCTTGATCTTCCACCCATAGAGTTCCTACGAGAGTCAATTCTCTTTTGAGTTTCCTCATCTAAAGAATTACCAAATTGATCCAGTATATCACCAGCAGTCATATAAGTTCTATATCCAGCGTAAAGACCGTCTTGAATAAATTTAGTCTCTGGAGACTTATGATAGAATACACCAAGCGGATTAAGCAGATTAGCTACGGGTTCATCTCTTTCGATGCCAACGTACACTAACTCCTCTCCGGAGATCAATCCATGCTTAAAAGTATCGTTCTTGACGTCTTTAAGAGAAAGCTTTTTAATAAGGTAATTGAGGATCTTATTAGCAGTAATCTCTTTAGCAGCTAAGAAGTTAGAAGACATATACCGATCAATCTCGGAGGGGTCTATAAGAGTAGCGGGATCATAAAGAGGTTCTTCTGGCGCTTGACCTAATTCTTCGAGAACTTGTTGAATCTGGGAGTAGACGTAATTGCGGAGTAAGTCATCTCTATGTGCGAGTTTAGACTTAATCCCGTCTGGATTCGTGAGTACTGCCTTGAAGTTAAAAGGACGTCGAAGCTCTTCACCAAGTAATACTTGTATCTTGTTATACGTCTTATTGTACGGCTGGATCTCATCTTTAAATTGCCCAACTTCTATACCGAGAGGATTACATTCTCTCTCAAAATCCCGTTGGTTTAACAGATTATTATATAGCTGGTAATTAGATAGCTTGCGCTCATAATCCGTATTGTACGCGTTGACGACAGTTCTATCTCCAGCGTAATCAATAAGCAGATTATCTATGACGTTCTTACACCATTTATAATCATCTTTGATCTTGTCATGATGGGACAGCCTCTGTTTTGGAAAATTTTTCATTTATTTTACGAAATAAGTTTGCATTGTTTATTAAAAGTTTATCTATTTCTGCATCTAAACCTGTGAGAGTAGACTCATTTTCTGCTCGTCTTTTAGAAGAGATATATATCTCCTCCAATCCGATTACACAGCCTATTAATCCCATTACAGCGTCATAGTTTCCATCTAAGTTAAAGGATATAAGCTGTTGAAGAAGAAACTTATCTGGTATAACATCTACATTGCGAATGCCATTTTGACGTTCTTGTAGAAGCCAAGATCTAACATATTGAAGTGCTTCCCATTTAATCTTATCGTTTGACATAGGATATCCATAAATTACAGACTCCGTAGTATTGAAAGAAGCTTTCCTATTTAATACGTTAACAGGCTGCTTAGCAAGTAAATCAAGACGCTTTATCTTCTCAAAATAATCCTTAACATTACCCACTGCATTCTCAAAATAGATCTTAGCGTTACCGTAGAAGAGCGAGAGCTTATACAGCATCTCATTAATTGCATTTACACCTTGATACGGTCTACCTATATAAGTCGCTACTATCTCGTTATGTCCTACAGTTGAGGGATACTTATTCGTCTTCATCACGTATATCGCTGCAAATGAAGATCCCATACCTGTGTTATCTCTAAACGGGTCACATCCTATAATATAAGCTTCTGAAGGAGTAACACCATTATCTAAGTATGGAAATTCATATACGACGATAGCTCCTTCTACTTCATCAGAAGTTCATGGAAACTTGTTAATTGGATTAAGACTGAAGTCTATCTCATAGTTTACACCATTATACGGTGAGTTTGGATCGAAAAACAAATTCACTTTCTTCTCAAGAAGTTCTGAAAGATTATTAGTTTGTAGTTCTGATAGTCTTCTACGTGCTTCTGTAACAGGAAATATATTTGCAGACTTAGTTAAGAACATTTCAGACGGCACCAGAGGACGATATTGAATTTCCTTGTTAAGAACTTCAGATCCACCAGATACAGAAGTACGAGCTTTTTGACGAGCCTTAAGCAACGCTGCTTTAGCTTCCTCTACCTTAGAAAATCCTCTCTCATCTTTATATTCATTAAGAGCTAAGTAAGCTGGTACGAATAAGCCTATGAGTCCTCTATTTTCCCAGACGTCTTCAAACGCAAGTAGATCGTAAGCTACTGGCTCGTACATCATACGAGAAGCATCTAGAGTGCCCGCTTCCATGTCACCACCAGTACCAAGCATCATCAACGTTCCAGTCTTGCGTAGACCGTTACGAAGGTTGTCCTTAGTATTAGTAAAGATATCTTCTAGGTTGGAGCAGTTGTGGGTAATTGTTCCATCTTCTAAAAGAAAAAGAGGATCTTCAAGCAACTTAAAACCATAGTATTCTTTTGGAGCGATTTTAGACACCTTAATAGGTGTAGAGTTGAAGTCCTTTAAATGGTGTACTTTATCTGCTTTTTTTCTAGGTACTTTAACTGGGATTTGATGTAGCGCTTCTCCACTTATATATAATCTAAATTGAGTACGCGGAGATAGTGGTTTATCTTTAAATCCCTTTGTAATCGTTCTCGATTTTATAGTGGTTTTGAAACCTAGATTTTTTGCAAGTAAGGCGACTTGTTTTATAAAGACTTCATTCTCTGTTTGATGCCATTCGTATCTTTGCTTTGGGGTACCTTTTCCACTTATATTTCCATCACTATCAATTAACCCAGCTAATAATTCTAGTCTATGTTGAACAGAATAAAATTGACATTCTTGAGGAAGATGTTTATTTTGTAGGACTTTAAGATCTTTTAGCCGAGAAACAATTTCATTTCTTTTTCCATGCGTACCTGTCAGGTTTGTTCTATAAGAAGTGTGCTTAGCAGTTACATTATATAGGCTTGCAATATACTCTAAATATTTAATGATCTCTGCTTCATTATCTTTTCTAGTAATCTCGGTTTTTCCTTTCGTACCATCTCCCAATCAAAGTCCTAAATAATAAGGGTCTAGTATAGGATGTTCTAGTTTATCAAAGATGAGCCTTTCATTTTTCTTGCCATAGGTAGTTTTCTGCTTGTACTTTCCAAGATTGTTGAAGTTCTCTACAAGTATTCGTTTCTCTCCATCATCTTTTATAGATTTTACACTACATTTTTGTTCAAGAACAAGTGTGTGCCCTTTAGACACAACATAATCCTGTCCATATTTTTGACTTACCTTATATAAGTCCTCTACGCCTGACGTAAGATTTACTACTGTTCTTTGCTTTCCATCTGGCCCCATAAGTAAGTCTCCAAGCATAATATCTTGTACGGGTTTCAGAGACAAGTCGTACATCCGCACTAGAGTATCTTTGGCCAGGCAGTGACCTGCTTCTTCCACGATGATACCGATAGGACGAGTACCCTGATCTGCAAAGGGGTTGTCTCTAAATGTCCTATGTCGTATAGTTGCTTTCGTTCCTTTATTTTCCCATCCACCTTCCTGCTTAGATTTATATTCAGCAGTTATAATGGATCCAGGACCCCAAGAGCCTTTATACTGTTGGTCAAATGGAGAAGGATATCTTCTGCCATTTACAGTTTTAGTGCCGGGGAGATTCTCTAATGCAAACTTAGTCTTCACTAACATATTGTTAGAGTAGTGAGCTAACTCTGCACCTACCGTTATATCTGCGACTCCTCGATCCGATATATCTTCCGACATAGAAGACATCGCATTGAAGAGCCATTGATGAAGTACAATTCCAACACCTACCATATATGTATTGTGTGTTGGAATATAATCTCTAGTTGCTAAAAATAAAGAAGAAGGATGGTCGAC